CAAAGAGGATCGCATTATGGAGCGTGCAGTGACTGTGACTCAAGCGTATAATGATTTTATCAACTCAGCACATCAGTATGATAATTCTTCTGAGTGGATGCACGCATTAGAGCAAGTCCCATACGCAAAAGAGGCAAGGTATGAACTCAAGCGCAAACTCTACAGAGCAGTTGCAAACGTTAATATTCTTGAAGGCATTCGCTTTTACGTGTCATTTGCTTGCAGTTTTGCATTTGGCGAACTCAAACTTATGGAAGGAAGTGCAAAAATCATCTCACTAATTGCAAGAGATGAGAATCAGCACTTGGTTATCACTCAGAATATCCTTAAGAATTGGATGAATGGTGATGATCCAGAAATGAAGCGTATTGCTCAAGAAGAAGAGCAATGGATGTATAAGGCGTTTGAGAATGCAGTCAATCAAGAAAAGTATTGGGCAGAGTATCTGTTCAAAGATGGTTCTATGATTGGTTTAAATGACAAACTGCTACAACAGTATGTCGAATGGATTGCCAACCGTAGAATGAAAGCAATCGGACTCAAACCACTCTATGACATTTCCGCAAAGAATAACCCACTTCCTTGGACTGAGCACTGGATTTCTTCTAAGGGTCTTCAAGTGGCACCGCAAGAAACCGAAGTTGAATCTTACATCGTTGGAGGAATCAAGCAAGATGTCACAGAAAACTCTTTTACAGGATTTCAACTATAACTGGGATACTAACAAGGTGCTGGACTCTTACAGAGAGGCAGCAGACTGTGATGAATATCTCTTCGGAGATTATGATTATTGCTCAGAATGGTTAAACGACACGGAGGGGTAATACCCTCCTTTTTTTATAAATATCTTTTATAAAGGATATTTAAGTAGTCAAAATGAAATCCCTGTCGCAGTCAGAATACGGAGAACTCAGATCTCTTTATCAACAAGTTTATACTTCTATCGATGAGATTACAGTTGATGATCTCTCTGAAGAAGTTGTAGAAGAAATCTTTGATGAACTCGTCCAAGAGTATGTCTCAGAAGGATATGAGATTGAGGAAGTCCTTGATGTTGTAGAGGATGCGGCACTTGATTTTATTGAGGCAAAGGTAACCTACGGGCACGATACAGAGGCACCTGCAGCACCTGAGAAGAAGAGTGCGCTGAAAGGACGCATCAGATATGCCAAGAGAAAGGCTGGTGAGGCAGTCAAGCGTGCTGGAGAGAAGGCACAGGGCGCTAAGGCAATGGCGGGTATTGCTGGTTCTATTGCCAAAGATGAGGTAAGAAGAGCAGGGCGTGCAGGCAAGCAGGCAGTCGTAGGTGCCGCTCAGAAGAAGAAGGAGCAGGTCAAGAAGGGCGTCAAGGGACTGATTGGCAGAGGTCTCAGAAAGGCAGCAGGAGCAGTCGGAAAGGTTGCTAGCAAAGCAGCAGGTGCCGCTGCTAAACTTGGTGAAGAGGCAGTAGGAGAAGGCATTGACTTTAAGGGTGCTGCTCGTGAGCAAGCACGTCGTGATGCCATCCAAGCAGAAAAGGATAAGAAGAGTCCTTCCAGCAAGCAGCGTCGTTTAGCACTGGGCAAGTTCCGTCCTGGTGCTTCAGCAGAGGAACGTGCAGAAGGTGGTCGTGATGCTATGAGAGAGAAAGGAACCTCTCCTACCAAAAATGGTAAGAAGATGTTTGAGGAACTGCAAGCAACTGGATTGTTTACCGAGAAGGAGATTGAGGCAATCTTAGAAGCGGACGTGCAAGAACTCTACAAGGGTAAGCACGGTCAGACTGAGAAGGAATATCAAGATTCCCGCTCTGATGCTGGCAAGATGATTTCTGGCGATTCTAAGAGTAGTGGTGCTGCATACTCTTCCCGTGCTACCAAGAACACTGGACCTAATCCTGCTGGTGGTTCTAAGAGACCTCAAGCACAAGGACGGATGGGTGCTAAGGATAGAGAATATCTTGCATATCGTAAGGCAAATATGAATAAAGGTTGATACAAAACTCAAATAACACTCAGGGGGCTTGACAAGTCCCCTTTTTTATTGCTAGACTAGGTTTGTCCCGGTTAAAGATAAATAATAGCTCATTGAAATCTATAAGATGAGCTTTGAGATAAATACTAGTGTAAGTTATGAGAATCCATGGACGTTTGATAACAAACCTTTTGATAGCATTGATATTGGGGACTACTTCGGGTTTGTTTATCTCATTACCAATAAGTTCAACTCACGACGTTACATTGGTAGAAAGTATTTTTGGTCGTTCAGAAAACCACCCGGTAAAAAAAGAAAAGTAAAACAAGAATCGGATTGGAAGAAGTATTACGGTTCTTGCCCAGAATTAAAAGAGGATTTAAAAAAATACGGTAAAGAGACTTTCAATAGAGAAATCATAAGTCTCCACACCACGAAGGGTAATTGTAATTTTGAGGAAACTAAGCAGTTATTCTTAAATAATGTCTTATCTGAGGCACTTGACGACGGCAGTCCAGCGTATTACAATAGCAACATCCTTGGACGCTACATGCGAAAAGATTATGGTAACTTTGGAAGACACCCTGAAAGCGACACATGACTGGGCAGTAGATCGTATACATACTCTTTGTGAAATTCCTACTTATGATTCGATTGGTACAATAGAAGATGCACATGCTATTAGAGCAGAATTCTATGAGTGGTTAGATCCAGAAATCGAAGATCATCAAATCTATTCTCTAGAATACTTAGGAGACACAGATGACTAACGGAGCATCACCTAGTTTTAAAAAACGTATCTTAGAAGAATGTAAAAAGTTGACTAACGATGGTAAGCATATTGAAGCAAGTCAACTCTTCAGAACATACTTCCCAGATTTTAATTCACCTTTACCAGAAAGACTAGACAATTTTCATGTTTAAAAAACTTTTGTTTCTCTCTCTGCTTTTCATTCCTACTCAAGTGAATGCAGCGACTTGTGGATACGCCTCTCATTATGGTGTAGGAGATGGATTCAATGGTTCTATAACTGCCAACGGAGAATACTTCAGTGCCTATGGACGCACAGTAGCTCATCGTTGGTTGCCGTTTGGAACTAAGATAAAAGTAACTAACCCAAGCAACGGTGCCTCTGTAGTTGTGCGAGTTAATGATAGAGGACCTTATTACACTGATAGGATTCTTGATTTGTCCTATGGAGCATTTAACCAAATCGCAAATCCTTCTAGGGGAGAAGTCAAAATCTGCTATTCTGTAATCTAAATATTGTGCCTCTTTTTTGGCACTAGATGACAGTCGATTTACACAACTTCTTCAAATACTATAATGAAGATAACAAACAGCACGTCGCTGCTGTTCAATGGTTAGAAGATAACCTACCTGCCTCATTTCTTGATGACGATGTAGAATGGGTTTCTATCTATCGCAAAAAGGCAGCAGGTGGAGTATCAAACCCACTTCCTGTTCCTTACTTTCCACAGACAGACAACTATACAAATGCCGAAAGGACTTGTAACTCGTCTTCCTGTGCGATGTGTTTAGAATACTTTAAGCCTGGTACTCTTCAGGGTTCCAAGGGTGATGATGCTTATGTGAAGAGAGTATTTGAAATCGGTGATACTACCGACCATACAGTCCAAACAAAAGTTTTGGAAGGTTATGGTATCAAGTCACGTTTCTCTCAAAGTTTAACGTTTGCAGATCTTGATAGAGAACTTGCCGCTGGAAGACCAGTAGTAATTGGTATCCTTCACAGAGGACCTCTCAGTGCCCCTAGAGGTGGGCACATGTGCGTTGTGATTGGTAAGAAAGGTGAAGACTACATTGTGAATGATCCTTATGGTGATTTAAATGATGGTTACTCATCAGATGTATATAATGGAAAAGGTGCCGTATACAAGAAGTCAGAACTCAAAGTTCGTTGGTGTCCGAATGCTAACGACGGTTGGGGACGAATATTTGACGTGAACTAAATATCGTAGTATTATGGTAAGACCCACGTAAAAGTGGGTCTTTTATTATGAGATCTTGATTTGATTTTAGAGCCCAGGAAGGTGCCCCCAGAGATGGTTGTGGTATACCCCCCTTCTATTGGGATGTAGAGTTCTATTCGTATTAGTGTTAAAAAAAGCTTTAGCTATAGGTTTTTCAATTCTGGGCATCGCCGCTGCTGTTCACGCTACAACACCAAAAGATTTTGAGCAGACCTTAGAATATATGTCAGCAGAAGAGATGAGGACTCTTCTCAAAACTCTTGAAGGAACAGAAGACGGTTTACTACTTGCCAGAAAAATTCAAGAAATTGAGGTTGATGAGAACCCAACTTGGAAGTGTCCTACTTGTAATCCAAACGAACAGTATGTTCTAAAGGAACTTCAAGAAAAGGCAAACATCACCGATAAAAATGCTCTTGCTACTCTTATGGGTAACATTAAGCAAGAGTCTGGATTTGTCCCCAACATTTGTGAAGGTGGCGCACGTGTCCCTTATAACAAATGTCTTCGTGGTGGATATGGTATAATTCAGTGGACTTCATC